GCATTACTGGAACCGAATGCTAAATATACTATTTAAATATGAAAGGGTGATTATTTTGAGAAATACAAGATGTCCCTTTTGTCCGAAAATATTCAATGACAAACACAAGTTTTGTCGTCATATAGCGAAGATGCATAATGACCAGGTACCCGAAGAATGTGAAGGTCTTGAGTGGGCCTATTCACTGTTGGTTGGTAAACCAACTGGTCGGTTGTGTGTTCAATGTCATAAGAACCCAGTTCACTTCAATAAAGAGACTTTGAAGTATGAAAGATACTGTTCTGACAAATGTAAAGCAGCGTATGCACAAGACTTCCATGATCATAGAATGGTGGACAAGTACGGTGTACCACATCTGTTGAATGATGCCGATATGCAACGTAAAATGATTTTCAATCATGCTCAAGCAAAAGATTTCATATGGGATTCTGAGCACAAGTTCAGAATCATCGGATCATATGAAGAAGATTTCTTAAGACATTTGAAAGAACTTGACTGGTCTCCTAATGACGTAATCTGCCCATCACCACACAATTACTATTACAAGTGGAAGGATGGATCCACACATCTCTACATACCGGATTTTTATATTCCTTCTTTATCATTGGAAATAGAAATCAAAGAGAGTGATAATACTCATCCCCGAATGGAGCATTCTCGTGAGATTGAATATCTGAAAGATGCTCGTTTAGCATATGAAACACGTAAGTCTGGTATTCATTATCTGAAGATAGTTGATAAGAACTATGAAGAATTCGATAGAGAATATGTCAAGTCCGATAATAACAGACCCGAATAAATTTGGTAGGAGGTGAATATAATGAATTTATCAATCATAAATGAATGCATGATGAATACACAAGAAGATGTTTTCGTTGCAAATGATAATGTGTATCTTAAACAGCAGATGATTCTTGAATATACCGACGATCTTAGTATATTCCAAGAAGGATTTCTTAAACCATCTGGTTCGCCCGAATTGAATGTGTTTAAGTTTAAAAACAAACACATCATCAAAGCAATCCGTCATTTCAATGAAGCGTTCAAAACAATCCCGATATCAGAAGTGGTAAAGGACAGGTTTAAGAAGACAAAAGAAACCCAGGAACGTGGTAAGCTTGACATCAGAAATGATTATGTTCCTGCAATGGCATATGATCCTGATTTCATTAAAGCTGCACGTGATCATTTTATGAATGCACAAGGTCCTATGGAAAAGGGCTTCCAAGAACTTCAACAGCAGTTTGATTGCAAGTTCAAAATATACATGTCCCCATCACAGGGTACTGGTACAATCATTGCAAAGCTTCCAACAACCGATATCGGAAAACTTTCCATATCAAAAGAGAAAGGCTTTCAGTTGGGTGGTCTTGGTATATCAATCAATATGAATGTAAAACAGATACTTGGATTGATTCCTTCAAAGACCGAGCTATTTGGTCAATCGTTGACTGCGATATTACTTCATGAGATATATCACAACATCGTTCACATGATCGATACACGTAACACAAATCTTCATAATGATATAAAGAAGACTGTCGCTGGTTGTGCAAACGCAAAAGATCGTGATAGCATAGCTCCTAAGATCAAATCTTTCTTTGATAGATTCTTGAAGACATTCAATATTGACAAGGAAAAATTCAATGAACAGCGTGCAATCAATCGTATGTATGTTCTTTCTAAGATTCAAGGTAATGTTGGTGGAATGAAGAAATTCCAGGATGATATCAAAAAAGGTACTGATCCAACATTGAATGAAAAAGAGCTGGATGATTACATCACAACACTTCAAAACATCAGTGCTGTTTTGAATGTTACAAAACATTCTAAGATGGTTGCTACGGTGTGTGTTATACTGATGGCAGCTCTTGGTGCTGCATTTGGTAGTACCGCTGTCATGGTTGCTGGTATTGTAGGTATCGCAATAATGGCACTGGGCATGTTGATGAAAAAGGTAATGTCATTACTAGGTATCAATGTACATGTTCGTGAAGAATACTTCTGTGATTTGTTTGCCGCAATGTATAAACTCCCCGTACATCTGTCATCATTCAACAGACAAATCAAATTGAATGATATCAACAGTGACAAGGTTACTAAGATTCGTGATATCGAACATGAGATGGATAAGAAATCAAAGGATCCGCATCCTCTTACATTTGATAGAGAGGTAACATCTTACAAGGTAGCAAAACAATTACTTGATTCAAAACAGAAGATGAAACCAGAAATCAGAAATTATCTCCAATACATCGTGGATCTTCATGATGGTATTGATAAGATCAATAACCCCGAAGACAAACGTCAAAAGAAAAAGCTTGATCCAGAAGCTGCTAAAGATCTTCAAAAGATGCTTGATGATTTTGTTAAGAAAACTGGTGCACCTGTAACAGAATCATTTGTTGATGAATTTATGGGTGGTGAATATTATGGCTCTTGATACAGTAGGAATTACATTGGATGAAGTCAAGAATAAGTTTCCTAGGAAATTTCAGTCATTGAATTATGATGTTGCTTTGGGTTATGATTCAATGTTCAAACCAAGAGTCCTTTCATCTTTTGAACTCGGTATGAATACAATAATGACATTGTTATTCATGAAACCCGGTCAGTATCCATCAATACCCGAATTGGGTATTGATATTGAATCATACTTATTTGAATATGCGGATGATCCCAAAACAGTAAGTGAGATTCGAGAGAAATTGGCAGACCAATGCAATCGTCTTGAAATATCTGGTATTGATATCGATATCAGAATGGAGAGAACGTCCGAGGATTTACATGCATTGGTCATTGAAATTTCTGGTACTGAGAGATTGGGGTATGGTAACCAAAGTAATCATGTGATTATCGGTATATCATATGACAAGATGAATCGATTATACGTACGAAAATTACCATTATAATGAAAAGGAGCAATTAACCATGAAAGAATCAATATTGATGTCACTTGATACAATCAACGATGTTGTTTGTGAATCAGAGGTAGCTGCAGCAGAAGCATTGCTTGCTGAATATGATAAGGCGCTCGCAATACTCGAATATTCTGAAACAGAACCAGAGCAGTTTGGTATCTTCCAGGAAGGCAAGATCATGGATGACGTTAAGAAACAGGGTGAAGGACAGAGTAAGGTTATGAGAATACTCTCATTTATACCTCGTCTTATAGCCGCACTCTTTAAGGCTATCACTGGTAAGCTTCAGACTGCTGCTAAATCCGCAAAGAATGTCGTTGAAAATACCAAGGGTAAAGATCAGAGTAAAATAAAGACATTTATCGAAGGACTCAAGAAGGGTGATAAGCAAGCTGTTAAGACAGCACTTATTGGTTTAGGTGCTGTAGCTGGTGTTGCTAGTGGTGTTGGTGCTGGTATTGTTATCAAGAAAAAGTTTTCAAAAGATTCAGATTCATTTGATATACTCAACCCAGGTTTATCTGATGAAGATTTCAAAGAACTCAAAAGGATAGTTTATTCCGCCGATACACCAGACACAGATGCTAAGAAAGATGCCGAGAAAGCAATCTCTATTCTCGAAAAGGTTGATTATAGTAAATTAAAACAATCAGAAGAAAAGAAAAAAACTCTTCGTGAAAAAGTTGATAGTTCAATAAAGGCTCTGAAAGAATTTGTATCTGATGAAGAAGCATTAACATCAAATGCTGAGAAAAAGGAAACCTCAAAAACGGAAGAAAAACCATCTACTGACGAAAAGAAGGAACCCAAGACAACAAAGAACGAACCAGAAAGCTCCATCAAATTCCCTGTGAAAATGGATAAAGCGATTGATGATATCATGAAGCAGTATTCCGATCTTCAGAATTCTGGTATTGTGAAACTCATAGACTTCATATATGATCCTAAGATCGGTTTACAGGTTGCTTATAATGGATCAGTATATGGTCTGTGTGGTGTCATTGGTGGTATAGGATATGACATAATGAATCATCCTGATAAGTTGGATAAATTCAAGTCATTCTATAATTCATATTCAGACAC